GGAAACTCATCAATGACCACACGTCGACCGATATTGCCGCTAGACGATTCAGTGTGAAATTCAACCCCGCGAAAACTGCCTTTATATCTGGCCATGATTAATTACTCAGCATGTGCTGGCCGTTGTTGACGTTTGTCTTAATGCCAGGTTGATTCAGTTGCACAGAAACAGTCGGCGCACGATCGTCATGCACAGTCACCTGGATCTGGCCACGCAGCTCCCGATCCTGTGCCTCACGCCAGGCTTTTTGTTTGGCTTCAGGGTCGTAATTGAAAATCTTGTTCATGATCTTGCTGAAATCCAGCAAACCATTCACTCGACCAACGTCATTACTGGTGTCGCCAGCCCATTGTGTGGCACCATACATGGCAGCAAAAGGCGCGGTGGCCAAACCGACATTTTTAATCAGGCCAGCTGATAACCAACTGTTTTTAAGCGCTTCAGGTGCCTTTTTGAGTAATGCGCCCGGGTCCTTACCAGGCAAGCCACCTGGCATACCTGGTACACCGCCAAACCCTGAAGGCATATTCACCACAAAGACTGGCATTACGCCTGCAGCAGCTTCCAGTGCTTTACCCGTGGCCACGTCGGTACCAAGTCCGGTGATCTTACCGCCCAAAGACTTGAGCGCCTTACCGCCCAGGCGTTTCGCCAGCATGGTAGCCACAACAGTGCCACCACCAGCAAGCATCAGGTCGGTGCCATCCATTCCCAGACCGCCTTTATCCTTGCTGTCTAAGGTGTATTTGATGACCTTGGAAATGGAATCATTAATGGGCCGCGCAAAGCCATCTGCTGCCTCACGCAATGTGGTTTTCAACCGGCCAGTCTGATCGACTGCATTCGCAATTGCATTGGGTAGATCTCGCTCAATGGTGCCGCTGGCCGTTGTGATCTCACCTGAAAACTCCCGGATGGTTTTCATCATGTCACCTGATAGCAACACACGCATGCCTTTGATGGTGTCCAGGTCAGCTTTGCCAAAGGCTTTTTGAATGAAGATGGCTTGTTGTTTCTCAGTGTTTAGCGTGTCGTATTTCTTTTTGATGTCATCAATGATGTCGAAGGCATCACGGCGAGTGCCGTCCTTATCAAAGAACTTAACGCCAGTCGCCTTTTGGGCGCTCTTCATATACTCGAGGTTGTTAAACAGCCTCAAGGTGGAATCAGCCAGCGTGGCTAGGCGCTCTGGCTGCTGTTCAATCTTGGAAAGCCCCTCAATGAAACCGAGGGTTTTTTCAAAGCCCATACCGGCACTGGCCGCATTCGGCCCCACCCGGGAGAAGATGCCAGAAAGGTTCTCCAGCTCGGCATTGCCTAGTCGACCGGCAACGGTCATCTTGTCCAGGATACCCAGTGCCATGCCCGGGTTTTTCAAGTCAAAATGGTAAGCAGTACTTGCGACAGTCAACCCGTTAGCAAGCACCTCGGATTGCGCACCAGTGACGGCCATCGCTTTATTGGTTGCATCAATGAGGTTCTTAGCCTGGTTGAATTTAAGGCCTGCTTGAACTGCTTTATTGAACCCATCTTCCAACTCACCAACACTTTGGCCAGTCTCCTCAGACATATGGAAAAGCTCACCGCGCAGCTGTTCCACTTCTTTTTTGGACATGCCAGCCGTCTGGCCAATTTGGGTCAGGCTTTTATCCATACGGGCAGACTGCATGAGAGTTGCAGTCACGCCTATGGTTACGCCTAAACCTGCAAGCTTGCCCTCAACAGAATCGAGATCTCGTTTAAAAGAACTGAACTCGCTTTTGGCTGATGAAACAAACTTTTTAACACTGCGTTCACCCTTCAGGAATGAATTGACCATGCGGCTGGCATCAGCCTGCAGGCGCATTGCGAGTGTCATTTCACGATTCATCTTTAGTTTTACTCAGTATTTCGATGTAGTAGTCGTACTCTTGAAGGGACAAAGACAGGATGGACTCACGGGACCAGCCTGTCTTCAGAGCGATTAACAAAACCCCGTTTAGCCTAGGCTTGAATCGCTCGAATCGGCTTCCCCCAGCAAATCAATCTCCATCTGATTTTCTCGGATGACACCGTAGTTTTTCGGCCCCCAATTTTTCAACATGCCCAGGGTGAAAGGTCCAGAGAATGCTTTTGTTTCATGCTCATCGCATACACAAACCATCTGCAGCACCATCATATGGCCATTAAATAGCAATGGCGTATGAGCGCCACCGCCTTGACGACCTGCCTCGAGTTCTGCGGTGAACATATCGCCCACAGTTGGCTCACGCAGTTTGAAGTGCGTATAGGTAACCTCTGCAATGACAATGGGCTTGTGGAATTTCTGTGGCAAAAATGGATTGTTCTCTGCCATGATCAAGCTTTCTTAAAGTCGCCGTAATAGGTCATTGCCCAGCCATCAGGACCTAATTGCGGCATTGGTCCACGTGAAGCATTGGATGAAATCCAGCTTTGCCCGTTATCACTCTCAAAAGTGAGAGGGATATCTTTATGAGCCTCCAGTGAATCCGAACTCACTTCAGGTGTGGCAATGACTGTACAGGTCACTTCACCTGGCTGATACTCGGCCTGCATACCAGCGAAACCCTGGTCACCAGATACTGGCGTTAAATTCTCACCAGACAACTTCAAGGTTGCGCCTTTTTGTGTGTTGAAACGTACACCATTGACGCTAATGTACGCACGTCCATGAACCGCCATGATTTATCTCCTTATAAAATGTACTGAACCGCTGCCGCAAACACGTCAAACTGGTTAACCAGGTTTGTGGGCAGGATTGCATTAACGCGGTTTTTGTCAGCATCTGAACGTACTACTTGTACGTCATTAATGAACTGATCCAGGTCTTCCAGCAAACCGATGCGCTCGAGTTTTTGAGCCGTACCAATCAGGCAGTTACGGATCAATTTTGGTGTGGCGATCGCCTGACCAGGTTGAATGCGTGGCAGGACGTCATCACCCGCTAATTTGTGCTTGGGAAAGGTCGCCAAAATATCGGCCTTAAATGCAAAGGCCATATAGTCTGCCGTCCACTTGGTGTTCAGCTTCAACAGGCTAGTATCATTCATACCAAACACATTGGTCTGGTATGTGGTGACCACTTGCTCGATATAGCACGCGCCAGACTGGTCAAATGTGACTGTACTAATGCCATCATGCAGCAGCAGGTTGCGCTCTGTTGGAATGAAGCGGAGCTTCTCTTCAGGCGCCAGCACATCGGGCAAGAAAATGCCTTTGAACGGAATTGCTGGATCGTTGCCGCCACTAAATTCAATGGCCGCACCCCATTGGGCACTGATCACCCAGGGCAAGGTTGGTGATTTGTTCAATCCCAGGAAGCTAGAGTGTGGGCTATTGCGTGCTGAGCCATACGCAGACAATGAGCTGAAGGTGCCATTGATATAACCAAACATGTGGCCCTGGCGCATTTGCATGCCACCCCAGCGCAAGGTCAGCTCGGTCTCAATCAATGTGACGTTTGCAACATCAGTCCAGCCACACAAAATAGTGTAAGCAGACATGGAGCTCATGGCTGTGATCAAAGCTGTAACATCAGGATTACTTGTACCGCCTGACATTGCCACAATCGTTGCGGCCAATCCTTTAGGCGTGGTTTCGCCCTGGTAGTAATTCACCCGGATATCAATGCTATTGCCTTCTACACCCTTATGGCGTGAAGTCACAGTGACAACACCAGCTGCTGCAGCTGCAGTCACTGCACCATCAAGGTCAGCATTAATTGCAGCTGCTGTTGCGGTTGCCATCTGTGCAACTGTCTGAGCAGCAGTAATACCAACACTGACAGGTCGACCACCAATCCGTAAATAGTATGTGCCAGATTCGGTTGGGCTGGCGGTAAAGGTAATGCTACCGGCTGCGGCATTACCAGCTGGATTATCATCCAGTGCAATAGCGATAAGTTGGGTGTAAGGGTTAACCTTCAGAATAGCCGCAATTTGTTGGGCAATCATTGAGCCACGGCCAAAGTAATTCACACCATCTTCTGGACGGGTAATGCGTACCGCTTGACCAGCCGGAATTGTGCCAGTATTCAGGCGCTGACCTGTGACCAGCATCGTCCTGAATAAATTAGCAATTAATCCTCGTACCGATTTAGTCGGATCAATTTCAATATTTGCACCAGGCACAAACCAGTCAATTGGAATCGTTGCAAAAGTAATATTGTCAGCCATGATAGCTCCTTAAAAATGGTGGCCGGTTATTGGCTTTGGGCCGGTTTTGTTTTCTTAGTCACCAGCTCTACATCGGCATCGTTAAGCCGACGGGCAAAGTAACTGGTAAAAATGACGGTATCGCCTTCAGCTGGCAACCAGGTGCCATCCTCTTTGCGAATCTTCAAGCCTGCAGCAGGTTTCAAAACGACTGGCTGGCCAAGTACTGGTGTGTTGTCTTGTGACATCATTCATCCTCTCTAATCTGGATTTGTTGGTTCAATTCTGGGCGGCTGGCGGAGTAATCAGGTGGTTCCTGCAACCATTTAGCGTGCTGTGCAGCCACTACGTGCGGTGGAATATCGTATTGCGCACTCAGCGTTAAAAAGTCAGCCAGGGCGTCGAAATCGATACCGGCGTCCTGGTCATGCGAAGTGTCAAACGTGATCTTCACCTGGTGGCAAAGCACATTGCAGAACATCACAGGCTCGGCTTCCATCGTTTGACGGTAATCATCCAGCCAGTTACCCAGGCCAAAGGTAATATCATGCGCAAGTGCAATCGATATCAGATCAGCTTGGGCGTCCAGGAGCAGCTCTGTTTTCTCTTTGTCATTTAAAGACATGTAGCCCGTCAGTTCCCAGGTGGTACGCACCTGATGAATGGTCTGGCCAAGCATTGTCTTGCTGTAGCCACTGCGGCGCAGGTTCCAGCCGTTTAAGCGATCCTCGTTTTCATCCTGGTAAAGCTGGCGCAAGATGTCATTCTTTTGGGCGTATCGTTCATAAGCGTGCAAGTGGCCAAGTTCGATATCTTCCAGGCTGGCCAGGATCGCATTACGCATTTCTGCTGCAGTCGTCATCTCACCCCCGCAGTGATCTTGGCAAGCAGGTAGTCGACGAAGCCTTCAAAGTCACGCTCAATCTGTGCCACGTTGGCTTCATATGCCCGCTTAAACATGAACGAGCCTTTGGTACCCGGGTGGCGTACACGCTTTGCAAAGATAGGGATACCGCGCATGATGAACTGCAAAGCCTTTCCATTCTTCGCAACGATGTCATGCGGCTTGGTTGGATACTCAACTGAGACTGCATAACTTAGCGGTGTGCCAACGATACCTTCAACACCAAACCGGCCAACAGGTTTAACGATGTTATTGATGCTCTTTTGCAGTGTGCCATCACGTTTTGGCGTCCGGTGCTGGATCTCGCCTTGCATGTGAAAGCTTGTGCTTTGCATCCAGGCAAATAGCTCACGGCGGGTGAAGTCCGGGGCCATTCGAAAAGCCACGGCCAGGCGATCAAATGGTAATGTGTTGGCCACTTCAACCATTGAAACGACCTCGCTGCGCTTTGTAATCACGGCCATGCGTCAAGCGCTGGCGGCCAAGTGTATTGCCGCGCTCAAACGAAACCACCGCACCTGCAGGGACGTTCTTTTTGTCATCGATACCAAGTTCGTCTGTGTATCTTTTACGCAGCGCCTTGGCCCGTGCAGCATACTGTGCCGATGCATTTTGATAGTCGACAGCATCGGCCTTGATGGTGCTGTCACCATTACCAGCAGCTTCAGCGGCTAACTGGTCCAACAAACTGGCAGCAGCCAGGCAGCACACCGGCTCACGATCACCCCGTGGAATCGTGTCCTCGTTACCATCCAGCACGTGGCGAATGCTAAAAGTTAGGCGGCATTGCACATTGCTCTGCAGCGCCTCATAAAGCTGGATCGTCAAACCCACAGGGCTTTGGTACATATTCCAATGGTTATTGGGGATATAGTTCGGCGGTACCTGGCCAATCGGATATTCAATCGTGGCCAGGTTTGAGAAGTCAGCCTCCCAGCCAGCCGGTAATGGCAGCAAACTGCCCCCAGGGGCGGCGATATCTACTACCTTGGGGCGTGGCCTGTCTTTGCTGTAGCGCTCGATCGCACTCACAATGGCAGTATCGCGCTGCGCATTGGTAATGCGACTGGCGTCATCACGCACCAGGTCATCCACGATAGATTGAAAGTCGATTAAAGGCATGTCTCTCTCTTGATTTACTCAAAATCCCTCCCGGGAGAGGGATTTTTGATAAATGAATAGATCGCTAATCAATCACCGTCGCACTACCGTGAGCAGGAGGGTGATATCGTTCCAGGTCGGAGACGTGCCCCCAATGGTCAGGTCTGCGGTAATGGTTGACTCATCAGCCAGCAAGGTATCGGTAATGGTTCCTTCGCTTACCGTCCCCGCCGTGATCGATACCGGCGCGGATAACACCGTAGTGCCAGCCTCCTTGACGTCTACCGTCAGCGTTGGCGTGGTACCACCCGATGCCCGGGCCGTGGCTGAAACGCCCACCAACTTGGCCGCATAAGGCAGCTTGAACTTGACCACGCTGGCAGTGGTCGCGGTGTATTGGCCACTGATGTGGAAAGGGATTACTGAGGTTTGCACCGTCAATGGATAGTTGGTTGTGTCTGCAACAGCAGCTGGCGTAATGACCAATGCTGACAATGCCAGCGCGGCCAAAGCCAAAAATTTATATTTCAATTTACGCATGAGTGTTTTCTCCTTTGAAAATCTGCGCTTTAAAGTGATCGACTCTCCCCAGTTTCCCGGGGAGTACTTACTAGCCAGCTACCACTGCCTTGGTTGTGCCTTTTTCAGCATCGACCAGGAAGTTGCCACCGTAGATGTGGCGAATCTTGTAAGTGATCTGGTCGTTGCTGAACATGCTGCCAACAGTTGGACTATCCTGGACAAATAAGTCAGGCTCTTCACGGCCATCCAGGAAGTCAATTTCCAGCACGCCAAAGCGGTTAGGGTCAGCCAAGGTTACCCAGTCCGTCGCATCAGACCAGTAATTCACCGTCACAATGGTTGGGTTCAAGCTTTGGATGAAAGTCTTGTCATTGTTAGCACCGCGAACAAACAAGTCATAAGCGATATCTTGCAAATCGAAAGGCACCAGCAACATTGATGGCGTGTTACCTAATGGCTTTCCGCTGCCAACACGACTTTGTTTCTGCATTGCCAAGCGGTGGGCCTTATACTCGGCTGCACTCAAAGCACCGGTAAACAGGTTGCCATGACTGGCGTGATACATCGCAATACCATCCCAGTTAGCAGGGTTCAGACGGAAGAAGTCAAACGTGAACTCATAAAGAGTATTTGCAGCTGACAGAGCGAGTTCTTTAGGGATTTGAGGAATGACACGCATGTCATCATTCTTGATCGCTTCAAGCGTGATGCGCTCTGTGCCACCACGTTTGGCGACTTTCCATGTAGATTCATCATCGCCTGGAGTTTGCAGTTCTGGGTATGGGTCACCCTGACCAACAACAGGCAAATTGCCATAGCCACCAACTCGGGTTGAGTGCTGTAGACGGAAGTCATTGACTCGACCAACAGTACATACATTGCGCCAACCCTGTAAGTCAGTCATGCCGACATAAATTTGTTGCATGCGACGTGTGATCGCATCACCCAAAATTTCAGAGAAAGTTGAAGTGTCTACAGACTCGCGGAATGTAGCTCCAGCAGCTTCACGCAATTTGGCACGATCTGCATCTCGAATCTTACCGGTGACTAATTTGTCACCAGTAATCTCGATATAGCACTCTTTAAATGAGTGGACGCTACGGTGATCTTTATGCGATGGATCAAAAAACGCCGCCAGCATATCTGCAATTTTCACGCTGCGGTCTTCAACCTGAGCACCGGCACCAAAGTCCAATGTCACTTTGCCAGCTTCGGCAAACTTAGCCAGAAATTCACGCATTTCAGTAATGGCACCAGTCACATCAGCCTCAACAAAACGCTCACGCTGGCTAAAATCAGCCAGCAACTTGTCTTTTGCAGCTTGTGGCAATGTGCTGGTCGCAATTTCAGTACGCATATTGGCACGTGCTTCAACCATGCGAATCCGCTCTGCAACTTGCTCTTGTGTCAGGCCAGTGTTACCAGCCTGGTTATTGTTAGTGCCGCCTGGGAATGCTTCACGGAATGCTGATTCCAGTTCTGCATCATCAATGTCATCGACACTCTTTCCGGCAAATTTGCCAGGGTTTACTCGCATCACAGCCTCGAGCATGCGCTGCTTCCACATATCTGTCTCCTTGTTGGGGTTAAATGATTCGACCATGCGGATCAGCTGGCCACCGGCACCCGGTTCGACGATCAAATCCACACTATTGACTTTGGTGATAGAAGTGGCTTCTTTGAACTTTTGGCCACCTTTGGTTTTGTTTTTTGCCGTGCCATCAGCATCGATGCTGAAGCCAAACAAATGAGCCATGTCACGTGCATAAGCCTCTCGCACTTTGATGGCGTTAACGTCTGTCGGCACAATAAAGCTCATCACTGCCTGAATGAAGCCGGTATCAGGTTTTGCACCTTCTATAAATTGGGAGCTTGATAAACCTGCCTCCAGTTGTCTGAAGTCTTTTCCTTGTCCCTTGATGTGTTCAATATCACCCTTCACAAATACACGGGCACCATTAAACAAATGGGCGGCTTCACGTAAAACAGCATCAGGGTAGTAAACACCATTAAGGCTAAGACCGGCCTGCACTACCTTGATCAGCCACTTACCGGAATCAGCTTCACCTGCAGCCTCAATGAATACACCTTGATGAACCGGCGCTGACTCTTTCATGGCAACTAAAGGCACATACTCTTCAACCACCTGCACACCATTTCCAAAAGTCACAGTGTTATTGGCATCAATTGAGTAAGGGAACTGTATGTTTTTTCCATCTTTTTCGATGACAACACGGTCTGGATATATGGCTTCAATACTTACCCAGTCGTTTGGTCCTGGGCCAGCTGGATAGAGCATGGCAAGCAAGGCACCACGCACCAGGTCGATAATGGCACGGTATTCACTCACTGCTTCGCGCAGCAGCACCGCACCAGTCAAGCCTTGTTTGGGGATTTTGTTCATGGGCTGTTAAGCCTTGCCAGTCAGCTTCTGGCCATCGATGGTGACAACGATGACAGTACCGTCATCTTTTTTCACAAAGTCCAGCACTTCTTTTTCTTCGACTGCTTCTTGCTTGAAGACAAGCTCTCCCTTGCCATCACGTTTTTGTTTTTTGTCTTCACCAAAAACCGGCACTGGGCGTTTTACCGCTTTTGCCGCGTCTGCTTTGGTAAATTCTTTTGCATCTGCACCAGACATATCAAACTCCTGTTGATTGAACGATTCATTGATTTATCGAAATAACAGGGCTGATGATAGGGATTGCTGGCGGGGACTTACATTAATACGGATTAAAATATTCAGGCGTTAAAAAACCCGCATTGAGCGGGCTTAAACAGTTGAGCGGATACTCGATACATATCCACCAGGCATGATCGGTTTTGTGAAGTCGACCTTGGGTACAGCAGAGCAGCCGCAATTAATCACTTGATCTGCAGGCGCAGCCGGATCATGCGGGTACATCATTTTAGTGGCAGCGCCACCAGTGCTGGATGGAATATAAAAAGGCTGGTCGACCGGGACTGTTTGCCCATGTGCCAGGTTATGGCCAATGCGCGGGTGTATTTTTCCACTTCGCAACCATGTTTTCTCCATCGGTACACCGCCTTTAAATGCCTGGTGCATTCTTTCAAACCCAGCGGTTGAGAAAACACGGCCAAGCTCAGTGCGCACAATGGTGGTGGCATGGCCACGGGATTGGTCGCCCAGAATCTTGCGCGTGGCTGTAATTGCATCACCGGGTGATTGTGTGCCGATCACTACCAGGCCGAGTTGGGTGTTAATCAAATTGGCGGCACCCGTGCCTATGCCTTTGATCTTACCGGTCATAAATGAGCGCATGGCCATCAACTGATCGGTGCTTAACAACGGCAGCGCACTGACAATGCGTGCTTCACCCGCAGCCTTCATAGGCTCGTCGGTAAGGTTTTGCCCATTCTGCCAGGCATCACCGGCAGCACGGCCAACCAATGGCGTGGATGATTCTTCAAACTCCTGCATCACACGCGAGATCTCGAATTGCAGATCTGGCAGGTACCAGCGCTGATAATCAGTTGGTTGCCCTGCCAGAATCACTGATATATCGTCTGCGGCCAAGTTGAGCAGCCGCATGACCTCGTCCCGGGTGTTTGTGAATATCCTGGTGCGCTCTTGCAGCTGCTCTTTCAAAGCGCCATTAAAGCGCGTTTGCTTGTCACTTGGGGTGGTCATGCCGCCTTATCCAGTGGCGGCGTTGTAAAGGTCTCATTATCTACAGCCTGGCTGCGCTTCAGCTGTATGGCTTTGAGTTCTGCCTCAGCATCAAACTCAATGCCCAGCCTGCCAGCAATAATACTAATCACCTTGATCGCCGTTGGCTCACTCATCAACCCTTTTTCAATGGCCATCGCACAACCAACCACCGCTTGCTGCATGGCCGCTGCATACTTGCTGATATCCTTGCTGGTCATTTCTGGGAATATCACATCAAAGTCCAGGTACTCATCATCCAGCTCCGGCTCGGCTTTGGTCTCTGCCAGTTTCTTTTGACGCAACACGTAACGCCCCATTGTTTCGAGCATGTAGCGCACAGTCGTCTGGCGCATGGTGAAGATCTTGAATGTAGGCTCACCCATCTCGGCACCCACAGCACGGTTCACATCGCCACCCCCGCCAAACCAATGCTCCGGGATGGTATTACCACCCATGACATGGTTACGGAACAAGCGGCCTGTATTAGTGGTATCTGTTGAATTGATGGTCGGCGTTTCAGCCTTCCATTCTTCGTTATCGTTATGAACACGCACACTGTTTGGTCCGGGCGGGTCAATATTCTTGGCGCGTTCCTTTACTTCATCCGGTGTAGCACCCTTGAGTGTCACATCCCAGATAAATGAGCGCAGCTCTTTAACGCGATCCAGTTCATTGAATAAAAACTCATCGTAGCCATCCAGCCAGTCCGCCGAGGCCAGCAAATCACTGCGGCCACGCTTACCATTGCTCACGTCATTAACGGTAAAGTAAAAGCACTCGCCATCGGTAAAGGTTTCTCTGATAGCCTGAGTGCGCGTGGTAAACATTTCAGTTTCATCACCGTTCACAATGACCTTAAATTTCCGGTACTGGCCCTTTCTATCCTTGGTCGTGATAACACCGATCGGCTGCTCAGCATTGTCAGGGTCAACGATCACATCGGCAATTAATCCAGGGTCCAGGTAACCCAGCCTGACAGCGCCATTGATCTCATTCACAAAGGTTGGATAGCATTGCTCGCCATATAACCCTAACTCGCGGACCTTTTTGGTCAGCTTGATATCCATGCTGTTGATCGGGTGCTTCCAGAATTTCTTCAGCACCTTCTGCGCTTCTTTATCCTTATGGACCAGCTTGACGCCCTCGGCCAGAATAAATGCCAGGGGCAATTCAATCATGCGGTTTGCCAGGACATTAGACTCCCATAAGTAAAACGCCATTTCACGCATGCGCTTTTGCGTGATCGGTGACAGATCCCGTTTGCTGTCACCCGATAATGGTCTCCAGTCGGCTTCGTCATCATCTACGGTCACCCCAGCTGCTTCACGCAGGGTCACTTTCTCCTCAGCTTCAGGGGCTGTACTACTCCAAATCTGTTGCACCGATAATGCAATTTTTTTATACCAAGGCTTTTTCACCGTCTCACTCATGGATAAATCCCTCTAAAAACCGCTTTATAAAACTTTATAAAACGGGTAAATCGATTTTTGGCTATATCTGGGCGTCCCAGATGCAAATAAACAGCGACAGGGCGCTATCTGAAAATTCGGGTTCTTGGTCTGCCGATCATGCGACTCGGCAAGAATTGATCCATATTTGATGCAGTAGCGACCACTGTTTCACCAGCTGCCGGTTCACCTTCCTGATTTCCAGCATGGAAGAACATCAATCCACCGACTGCAGAGTCACCATGACGGAATCCACCATCGCTGCCTTTATCACGCCCGGGGTCCATCGTTGGCATACCCTTGACCAATACAACACGCCGATGATCTGTTACCAAATCCTCACCGCCAGCCACAGTGATGTACTTCCCCTCAAAGGCTGATTTGTATTTGGCAAACCACTCAGCATAAAACTGCGCTGTGGCCATTACACAAGTGACTCTTGCATGGCCATACTTTTGCAGAGCAGATTCAGCATGCTGCTGGCCGTTACCACGCGCATCAAAACTGGCATGCCTGAAATGAGGAATGTTATCCAGGATGAAATCCCGAATGTGCTCCTGGCAATCGAATGGAATATTTCGCAACTCGACCATTGCTGCCATACGCAAATGATTTGCGGTTTCTTCCTGACCAAATGGAATCACTGACAAGTCACCAGTGCGCCCAAAGTCTTGTCCGTAATATGACGGCTTGTTTGGGTTCATGTTGTCAATGATTGGCTGTAGATTGTCTTTGCACCATTGGTCAATCTCAGCGATGCGATTCGGGTTCGTGACGAAAGTTGCATCTTTGGTCAATCGAATAACTGGAATTCGTTTGTCCTGGCACGCCTCGATCAAGAAGCGGGGCATATAAACACCGCTTCCTTTTTTCGCGATACACAGCAGCTCTTCATTGGCGTCCGCCTGGTCAGGGTATGAAGCAAAGGTGTCAGCCCTGAATGTTTTCTCAAGTTTAGGCGTCCAGCCTATGCCGCGCACCAGGCAAATTCGTTTGTACAACCCATCACGAAGCGCATCATCAAAGTCAATCTTGTGCAAACTCCAGGGGAGCTTGCCAGCCTCAATATCCCTGATGTACAAATTAAAGTCGTTCTCTTCACCGTTCATTGAACTGACTACATCAACGCGGCCACCCCACATCAAGAATGCCAGCGCCCCCTTGACCACTTCTTGCAAGCTTCGATGGAATGCCGCTTCATCAATACGTGCATGACCTTGTCGGCCCCGCCAGTTCCAAGGCGCAGAACTGAGCGCCTCATATACATGGCCTGACTTGAAAGTGATTTTGTAACGGGTGACATCCTGCTTACGTTCGCCAAGTACTCCCAGCTCTGGATCAAACGCTTTCATGGTTTCCCGTTCTTTGTGAACGGAAATATCACTGACAACCTGGCCATAAATCTGAGCGAACTTGATCGCGTCGCCAATGTTTTCGGCGGCCATGCCCAGGTTATAACCCATGTAAAACTGGTTCATGCCGCCACGTTCGCGAGAAGCCTCTAACGAACCCTCGGCAGCCAAACAGCCCCATGAGAAACCAATACGACGCGATTTCTTACCAATCCGTACAGGGGATGTATCTAAGTGCCAACGGGCCTGATATGGCAAAAGAATGCCTGGTATATCGATACCAGGTGCAAGCTCACCACGACCTTGCTGTTTTTCAGTAACCAGATCCAGCAGGTCTTTATGTTCACCTTTGGATATCTCGACCGGCTCTGTAGAGATTTGTGCGTCATCAGCCATTGACATTAATTCCAAGGAACTTGGCGCGGATCAATGCCCAGTCTTCATCAGACATGCCAGCTTTTTTGGCGATGGCTTCCGACTCATCGGTTGCAGCCTGGATTCGCTCACGCACAATAGATGCGTATTTCTTTTGGTTAACAGATGCCCGGGAGGTGGACGAAATTGTTTTGCCAACATTGGACAAAATTTTCAACCTGATCACGGGATCAATGGCTTCGGAAGCATCTTGCAAGCCAATCATGGCGTCAAATAGTTCTGTTTGTACCAGGCCAAGAATGGCTTCACTTCGCGCATCGCCATCGTCGGGCGCTGCATCAACGATTGCCTTTGCAGCTGCTGTGCTGTCTTTGATTGCTTGCAAGCGCTTCTGCAGCTTTTGACCTTCACGATGGATAGAACTCTTGCCAATGTCGTGGCCACGTTTCTTCAGCTCTTCTGAGAGTATTTGGTAGTCACTGAAATTCCCATCAATCAGAGCCTTATCTAGCCACTTGCGGACAGCTTCAGGCAACTGAGATACCTTGCTGCGCTGAACCATTAGAACTCTCCCGGGGCTGGGCGACGCACGCCCGGGTGTTTGGATTTGCCATCTGCCAGATCCAGCCCGCGCTCCTGGAGCGTGGCAATCGTCACTCCATCAGTTTCAGCCAATGAAACAAAGTTTTGTTCTTTGAGCCATTGCAACTCGCCAAGCAGCTGGTCATGGGTAGATTCATGGCCCATGCTTTCCAGGAAAGTTAAAAGCAACCGTGAGGCTGCGCGGTAGCTTGCGGCATTTTTTAGTGCCAGCAGAATCAGCAAGCGGCGATCCTGCTGCAGCTTTTCTGCAAAACTCATTTACGGCGCTCCTCCATCAATGTTTCGTGAATCAAGTTCACCACACGGCTCACACCGGCAAACTCGCCCTCGAGGCGGCTAACGCAGTCAGATACCTGGTTGACCTTGTTATAAACCTTGGCCAGATCATCATGCGTAGGTGCTTTCTCTGTGAGCGCTTCGATGCGTGCAATGCGTTCGCTATGACTATCGATTTTTTTATCGATATCACCTTCCATTTGGCTGATCCTGTCATTAGTAACTTTGTTTTTATTGGTCATATACACATAAAAACCGATACCACCGGTAATCAAAAATTGCAAAACTTGAAACCCTAATTTAAGTGCCTCGACATCCATCAGCGTAATCCTCTTTTTTTATCTAGTTCGTATGATTCCTGGCACTCAATACAGCGTTTCACCCCACCTATTAACTGCCGCTCTTTGGCGATCTCTTCACCACAATCTTCACAATGCGAGTAAGTCACTCGCACCAACTCCCTACGCTTGGCCGCAATCAGGCTGTCACGCTCTATCCCTTCAAGCTCCTGGGCCTGATCAAATGCTTTGGTCATCTCAATCTACAATCGGTAACTCTGCTGCCAGCGACAATACCTTCAGCGGGTTATTGGTCACGGCGACCACCTCTACCTGGTAGATGCAATTATTCAAACCGCCCTTGATCGGTAACAGCACCCGCTTTTTTTCCACCTGCGGCTCACCGTTACGCATCGCAGCTGGGTTAGCATCCACGCCACGCAGCAAAGTGATATTCACATTCACTTCACCAGTTAAGAACTCATCTCCCGTCAGCTCGTTGGTGAAGTCATATGTCAGCACTAGTTTTTCGGCAGGTGCTTTGTTAGCCAAAGTCTTCATGCAAACACCGTCCACTTACGTTTTTTTGACTGTACCAACCAGTCCGGGTCTGGCTTCAGCAAATTGGGGATCGTTTGAAACACAAACGGCTGGAAGGCATCCTGCTGGAAGGCATTCATTACACTCTCAGATTGCGCAGCCGAAGAAAAAAGGCCTGGCTGTGTAAAATTCAAGCTTTGTGGATCAACGACAGACATTTATAAACTCAGAAACAATGTTTCGTTATTCAACAAGGCAATTTCTGCTTTGAGTTTTAAATGATTAATCTCATCCTCACCGACAATAGACGTGACAAATGCACTTGCTTGCTCAGCGTCCAAAACAGACAAAGGTAAATAGTTACCTTCAAAGCTAGCGGTTTTAAGCAGGTCAACTTCTTTTGCAAAAGCTGGCTGATCTACACCATCAACCGTCATGCCAAACTCGACAATCGCACTAACTATGAGATTCTCCATTCCTCTAAAGGATGGAATGTAATTCAAGGACTTCACTTTGAACCAGGGCATGCTTTATCCTTTCAATTAAACCAATGCTGCTTCTTGCTCTAAAACTCCAGGTGGAGTGTCATGAATGCCATCAGCTGTGTAATGTCTTGCGTCAATGTATAAGCTTCCGTTATTGACAGTGACTACTGCATTCAATGGAGCGCCTGTAGACTCACGAATCTTGTTCAATGTCCACCAAGTTGCTTGCGTAGGCGAAACATAATTTAGTAAGCCGAACAATGCTGCGTTAGAGGTACCAGCAAGCATCACTGCTGGCACATTGTTATCCGCAGGGGCTAAAGTTCCAGCAGGGACATTGATAAGATTAGAACCCGCAGCAATGCTTGCTACTTCAACTCGAGCACGTGGCCCAACCTTCCATTTTTTTGCCACCTTGTCACAAACGATAGAAGCAGCATCTTTTACCGTTGTGTATAAGCCGTCTGGATTTGTCAGCCTGTAGTCATTCACGTTGTCATAGTTGGCATTATTTACATCCATTGTCTGTCCCGCGAGGGATGTGAAATGGTCGTTGCTAGATGACGCCTTGTAAGGAACCGTCAGCGTATGGATTTTTTTACCCGCAATGAAACGATTCTCAAGAAGCCGCAATTCCAGTGCTCTGGTCACTGCTGGACTTGTAAATCGAGAGGCATCATTTGTGCCTAATGCATTAACGATTTCATCGACATAACGTAAGAAATGAGACCTGCGTTGGAAATACATTCCTGAGGGATCAAAGTCGTTATATTCGCTCTCACTGTTACAAGCCAAGCTAATGAAAGATCTACCATCGCCACAAAACAAACGTTCTGCCAAGCCATTGAGTAACCTTGCATCTGTTGGCAAACAAGTTGCGGAGGCACTACGACTGTCACCAAGAATACCCCGCGCATTAAAATCGTAATCATCCGCTGGATTAGCAATAATTGCTGTGGGAGTTATAAAGTCATCACTATCAACAACGGTGTTTGCCAGACCAGGCAAGAACGAATTAACTTTAGATAAAATGTAATTGAGCTGTGGATACGATCCCCCACCAATGACGCAACGGCCTTTCGTATTTCCAAACTTAGTACTTGGCAAACCTTTAACCGTTGGGATGCCATCAGAGTTATTGAACACAGTATGGTGATGCCAAAGGCTGAACCATTCACCTTTAGGAATTGCGATCGGAAGCGACAGCAAATCTGAACGAATGATTCCACCGCCCGGCACTGAGCCTATCATTTGTCCATTGTGATACCCGAAAATGTATAGATTCCCGCTAAGGATTGGCCATTCAATCGCAGTGAATACAGTCAGTGCAGAAGCCTTAACCTGCTCACTGTTGGTAGCAAAGTTGCAAAATTCAACCATCAATGATTTGATTGTTTGGCCTGCTCGATGCTGAGACTCCGAGAAAAGTTGACGCACCGTAGAGAACACTTCCGGAAAGCGGCAATTGCTTGCAACTTGGCGAAGTGGCGTAGTTTCCAGAGAAATGTAACTCTGGAATGGCTTTCCATCTAAACCCAGAATATGCTTTGGTTGGCCAGTTGTTTGATTAAACTCTATTTTGGAGTTGGCACCTGCTCGAATATCATCCAGCTTTTGCTCAAGTTCTTCAGTGAAAGATGCGGTGGTGTTATTCAAAACTTCATTTGCGATCTTGAGTTTGCCGTCAGCAATTTCAAAATCATCTGATAAACCTATTTCTGTGACAGGACCATTCCCAAGCTCTTCATTGCCTAGAAGAGCTGGCCCGCTCATGTGAATCTCATGGTCCTCATTCCAGTCAGAAGGCCGAATGACGCTTTCATCTGTTCCGTCTGGTTTATTCACATGTTTTTTATGTTTGACTTCAATGGCCATGATTACTCCAGGTTCAAATTCTGTTTTGCGCCACAAACGCGCCGGTCTTCAATCACTACTTGCTGGCAGGCGTCGAGCTGCTCGGCGATTTCGTCGGCTCGGTCTGCTTCAGCGTAAAGATCTGCTGCAATCGCTGGCGGAAGTTCGCCTGTTGTTTCTTCATCACCGCTGCTGGGGCTGGCCCCAGCCTGGCTGGTTCCACTTGTACCGGCTTGGCTGGCGGTGGTAGCGGTGGCTCTTTTTTTGAGAGCGAACTGCAACTTGGCATTACCAGCAGCAAGGTCACGAATAACAACATCAGACTTGGCTTGTTCATTTGTTCTAAGCTCCTGCATGTAATCGACTATTTTGTTTATTCGTTGCTGGCTTAAAGCTTCATCCTCCCGGGCTTGGGTTGTGAGCCGTGCAATCTCTGCATTGGCAGCGTTAAGTTCTTTGTTTTCGCGGGTTTGCCACTCAACGGTTTTAGCCTGTTTGCCAGCATCCAGGCCACGGGCGTGCTGCTTCTCCCCGTAGGCATAAATGGCAAGCACAATTGCTATCAATGCAATAGCCAGCGCAACCCATTTAAACCAGGGAGGGATGATTGATTTGGAAGTGAATTCACCGAGGGCTTCAATATTCATAATGCGAGACCTCGCGTGCCAATGATGCGCATCATGGCGTTACCGACAGTGAGAATCATCAACCCCCAACCGTAGATATCACCAGGCACGTATGGCTGGATTAAATTGGCACTGGCCTCAAGTGCTCCGAGCCCAGCCAGGATGACGTTGAACCAGAGCACTCTGGACTTGTACCACTTCTTTGGAGGTGTAGCGGCTTCAGTCATACAGGCCTCACAAACATAGTGCTCTCTTCTTTTCTGCGCTTGGTCAAACCATTAGCCACTTCATACAAGCCCGTTCTGGTGTTCTTGAATTTGTTCCATTTAAGGAACTCACTGGCAGCAGCAATAAATTTGCCTACCTGGACTAATTTAAGGAGGGTCGAACGATCAAGCGCACCAATACCCAGGTTGAAGCAGAAACTCACCAATGCATCAAACTGGTTCTGGTTAAGAGGCACGCGCACGGTGCCGTTCA